CAGGTTCAAAAAAGATAATGAATGCTGCTGGACCTATGACAATAAACACGCCAACTGCAGCTTTTGAAATGATATTTTCAGGAGACGCAAACGGATGGATAATAATTGGTAATATATAAAATAATAAATAAATAAAATATGAGTGATATAACAGAATTTTTCCCTGCCGCAAGTGGCAGCGGCGGTGGCGGTGGACTAGTTTCAGATCCAAGAGATTTAAGGGCAACTGTAAGTACGGTTTCCAACCTCCAATCAAAGAATGGTGCGACAGGGAATATATCCGCAGCTCAAGCAGGGTTTTATAACCTTTTTATTGGCAATGGAAGCAGTCCAAGTGGAGGTGCTAATGGCGGTTTAGTAAGCGGTTATAGTTTTGATTTTACTGGTGCAGCTGTAAACACTTATCACACAATAGCAGACGTTACTTCTCCTACTAATGGTGGTATAATGAGGTTTTGCTTATCACCTTCGATAAACAATACTTCAACTGCTGCTTGGTCTTTTAAGATAACAGTTGACGGTACCGCTTATGAGCTTCCAGGAACTATGAACAATGGTTCAAATTCTCCGTCCGAACCTTTTATTTCATCTATAGGCGGTGTTAAATTTGGTAACCCCGGAACCGCTGTTACCCTTTATTCCACTATGTTCCAAAATAATTATCACTCGTATTTATCAACAGCGACATCAACTAATACTCATGCTGCTATAAATTCTGGTATTTATTTTGCTCAACGAAGCCTTCCAACTGGTTATGGAGTCACTCCGAGTTACATTGATACTGATCTTTCATCATTAGGTGGTTTAAGATATAAATCATCTTTAAAAGTTGAATTGAAAATAAACGCGTTAGGTACTTTAGTGACTCCAGCAAACGATCGTGGAATTGCTGTTATTCAAAATTTTGATACAATTAACTAATTAAATAAAATAATATGATTGATACAGTAACAAACTTAACAGACTCAAGCAGAGATAGCAACCCAATTGATGGTGATTTTATGCTGTACACTAGTTCCAATGGTAGTACTAGAAAACAACATTACTATACACCTATTTATCCTAGCAATTCTGAATTACAAGAATTAAAAATTTTAGAAGTTAGATCGTGGCGAGACAGTGCACTAGCTAGCACGGACTATATAGTGCCTTTAACTGATCACCCAAATCACGCGGCTACATTATTGTATAGAACACTCTTAAGAGATTGGCCAAGCACATCTGACTTTCCTGATACAAAACCAACAATATAACAAATGGCATTAACTAAAGTTTCAACTGCAGTAGTAGATATGAGTGGTAACACCGGAGCTTTAGAAATAGCTAAAGGTACCACGACTGAAAGAAGTGCGATATCATCACCTGCTATAGGTTTACTTAGATCTAACACGACTGACAATACTATGGAAGTTTACACTAACAACAGTGGAACTCCTGGCTGGAAAGTTTTAAAAGAAGGTGGAAGCGTTATGCTTTCTTTAACTGTTGAATATCTAGTAGTAGCTGGTGGTGGTGCCGGTGGTAACGGAATGGGGGCAGGTGGCGGTGCTGGTGGGCTTATACATAATTATGGCGGCACTGCTTTAACTTTAACCGCAGGTAATAATTATACAGTTACTATTGGCGCTGGAGCTACTGGAGTCTCTACAGACACTAGAGTAAATGGAAGTAATTCTGTATTTGACACTTTAATAGCTATAGGTGGAGGTGGTGGTTCTTCTTTAAAGATGCAGAGAAATATTAATTTATATACTGGAGCTGACGGAGGTTCGGGTGGAGGTTCAGGTGCTAGTGACAATGGAAACTACTCCGGTGGAGCTGCTTTACAGCCTTCATCTTCAAGTGGTGGTTTTGGTAACGCAGGGGGTAGTCAGAATGGAAACGCAACTTATTATCCAGGAGCCGGAGGTGGTGGAGCTGGAGCAGTTGGAACAACAGTTTCTTCATATGATAACGGAGGTAATGGAGGAATAGGCCTACAAGTAAATATTGACGGTAATAATTATTACTGGGCAGCTGGCGGCGGCGGGGATGGATATGATAGTGGTAATGGTGGTAACGGTGGCACAGGTGGTGGCGGTGGTGGAGCTGTTTACGCACAATACGCAGGTTCAGGCGGTGGAAGCGCTATTAACAGTGGTGGTAATGGAGGAGGCGGTCCTAACACGCGTGGAGGAAACGGTGGCGCTAATACAGGTAGCGGCGGCGGCGGCGCGTCTTGGACTAATGCTGCCGGAGGAAATGGAGGTTCTGGAATTGTAATACTTAGATACCCTAATAGTTATCAAATAACTTTTACAGCTGGGGCTAGCCCTGCATTTAGCAGTAGTAATGCTACTGTAGGTACAGATACAGTAACAACAATAATAGCTGGTTCAGGAATAATAACATTTAGTTTAGTTTAATATGGCAAATTTCAATATAGATTATTTAGTAGTTGCTGGTGGAGGCGGCGGCAGCAATGAACTTGGTGGCGGTGGTGGTGCTGGTGGATATCTTACAAACGTTGGAGGAACAGCACAATCCTTACAAGGCACAATAACTTATACTGTTGTCGTAGGTGACGGCGGAAGAGGTGGTGTTATAGGAGCTGCTAGAGACTCTGAAAATACTAGAGGAGGAGACGGTGATGATTCATCTTTATCAGGCTCAGGTATAACTACAATTACCTCTACCGGTGGTGGTGGTGGTGGTGCTTTTGGCGCAAATGTAGTATCTGGAAGAAACGGCGGATCTGGTGGTGGCGCTGCGGCTTTAAGTGGAGGAGGAATAGGAACAGCAGTTGGACTTGGTAACACGCCATCGACTACACCTTCACAAGGAAATAATGGAGGTAATTCATACCAAGCTAGTGGTGTATATCCCGGTGGTGGTGGTGGTGGTGCCGGCGCTGTAGGAGGTAATTATTCTGGCTCTGCTGGTGGGGCTGGTGGTGACGGTCTTCCAAACACTATAACAGGAGTTAGTCCAACTCCGTATTATGCAGGCGGCGGTGGCGGTAACGGTTACGGCAGTGCTTGTGATTCTGGAGTTGCTGGAATAGGAGGAAACGGCGGTGGCGGTAATAGTGGTAGAGGAAGAGATTGTTTCAGATCAAACGGCTATGATGGAACAAATGGCTTAGGCGGCGGTGGTGGCTCAGCGACTTATGCTCCTTCAACCCAATCTGGCGGAAGTGGAGGTTCTGGAGTAGTAATAATTAGATACACTACGGCCGATGTCACAAGTTATGCGGCAACTGGAGCGGCTCCAACAAAAGACACAACAACAGTAGCTGGACAAACTATACTTAGCTTTACAACGGTAGGCACGGGCTCTATAACTTTTACAACTCCTGCACCTCCTTTCGGCGGAACTAAAGTAACGACACCTGTAGCTGGTTTTGAATCAGCTGTAGATATAGGTTTAAAAATACCCGTAGGAACTAATTCTAATCTACCTACAGGAGTGGAAGGTATGATTAGAAATGATACTGACGAAATTAGTGGTGGCGCTAATTCTACTACAGCTATAACATTTTATAATGGCAGCGACTGGAAGTATTTTACTTCTACTAAATCGATAGCGCCAATAAACAGCTATTACTTAATAGTTGGTGGTGGTGGTGGTGGTAATTACGGTGGTGCTGGCGCCGGTGGATATACTACAAATATAGGTGGAACAGCAAGGCTTTTGGATTCAAGTAGTACTTATACGGTGACCGTAGGAGCTGGAGCCCCAACAACCACCAATGGTAATGCTAATGGATCTAATGGCGCTCAATCAATTTTTTCTGAGTCAGGAACCGCTATTGCTACAGTTGATGGTGGTGGTGGTGGTGCAGCATCTTCAACGGGACCTAGTGGAGGATCAGGAGGTGGAGGTGGTTACTCAAATGGAGCCGGAGGAACCACAACAGGTTTAGGAACAGGTAATATTGGTGGAAGTGGAACCAATGTCTGCTACGGCGGTGGTGGCGGTGGTGCTGGAACTGCTGGAACTAATGCTAACGCAAGTGGTAATGGTGGAGACGGCGGAGATGGTCTTCAAAACAATATAACAGGAACTAATACTTATTACGCTGGTGGTGGTGGAAGCATGAGATACACTTGCAGCACTTACACCCCTCAAGGTGGTCTTGGAGGAGGCGGAAATGGAAAAAACGTAAGTGATGCTGGTTGGCCAGCTGGAGTCGATGGAACAAATGGTTTAGGCGGTGGTGGCGGTGCTAGATCCGCAGGAGGTTCTGGTGTTATTATAATAAAATACCCAAAAGCAAATAACATAAGCATACAGAGCGGGACTTCACCAGTTGCAGCTGACTTAAATGCTACAGTAGTAGGTTCTTCAACAGAAAAATTCACTAGATTTTTAGCTACAGGAACTGTAACATTTACAATATCTTAACATGGCAATAACAAAAATTACAACACCCGAGTTATTTAACTTACAGTCTAATAATACTGAAGGTACACGATTACCTGTTATGACAACTACACAGAGAGAAGCTATGACTGGTATGTCTAACGGTGAGTTAATATTTAACTCTACAACAGACTCTGTAGAATATTACGATGCGGGTGCCACTGCTTGGTATAAGATAGATTATGAAGGTGGCCCTTTAGAAAACTTTAATACTGTTTTATATACGGGTGCAACCTCACCTCACGTAATTAATACAGTAGGCTTTCAACCAGATTTAATTTGGATAAAAAATAGAGATACTACAGATTCTTACGCAATCGTAGACTCAGTAAGGGGCATTGTATCTCCTGCTCCCTATATAGCTTCGAATTTACCTGACCTTCAGTATACTTCTACTAATATGCCTACATCTGTTCAGTCAGAGGGGTTCACAATAACAGGTACTGGTGGTAGAACTAACGAAATTGGAGAGGATTATGTTGCTTGGTGTTTTAAAGCAGGAGGTGCGCCTAGTGGTTCTGACAAGGTAAGTATAGATGGTACTTCTTTTGCTACTATGAGTGCAGCAGGATTAACAGATGGAACTTCGCCAGTTGATAAGTTGTCAGTCAATAATGAATTAGGATTTAGTATAGTCAAAACAAGCACAGGTATTACTAACAATACGCAAACAAAAACAATATCACACGGACTAGGTATTAAGCCCGAACTTATAATAACTAAGTCACTAAGTAATACTTATAATTGGTGGAGCTATGTAGGAGGTGCTACTGGTGGTATTTATGACTATATGGCTCTTAATCAAAATAGTGCTAAGTCTTCAGGTAGTGCTTCCTACCCGTTTGGAAATCCTAATTCAAGCGTTTTTAGCGTTAACGGGGCTTATGTCTCTAATGACATAATAGCATACTGCTTCGCGTCTAAACCTGGCTTTAGTAAAGTAGGGAGTTATCTTGGAAATGGTAATACAACTGGTCCTATTGTTCCTTTAGGTTTTGAACCTGCTTGGCTAATGTTTAAATGCACTACTCAATCTGGAAATTGGATAATTATAGATAATAAAAGAGCAACATCTAATCCTAGAACCCCTCATTTAAGAGCTAATAGCAGTGGAACAGATGATACCGGAGCTAATGAATATGTTGATTTTACAAGCACAAGTTTTCAGCCAAAAGGTGTCAGTAATTACAATAATAACTCAAGCGGACAAACTTACATGTACTTAGCATTTGCATAAATGGAAATAACTACAAAAACAAGTGATAATATAAAACATAGTTAACGGTTTACTAACTATGATTAAACCAAAAGTGTAAACCAACCAATAAAACCAAAACCAATGACGTTTTTTTACCAGACTCAATCGTGGAATAGTCAACCGCAAGTAACCGAAGAAACCGTAGAACTATGGAAACATTTATCTGAAAAATCAAACTGGAGGATAGTGCAACTAGCAAACGGGTTTTATCAAACCGAACACCAAGATGTTAAAGAAAAAGACACTTGGCACGACGTTACCAGAAGAGAAACAATTGAAGGCGCTGAAAAAGCAATAGACTCTTCAGTTGAGCATTTTAAAAGAAAAACTGCTTTCTTAGACGGACCAAAAGTCGTTAAAACCTTTGAATAATGTTAAACGCAATTCAGACTATTGAGTATGTAGCTTGTATCGGCTTAATACTAGCTCTTATAAAGTACTACAGTAAATAAATCAAATCAAATTAAATTAAATTAAATATGTCAGACTTAATAGTCAAGAACCTTAATTTTGGGCAAGAAGCTCAGGATAAAGTATTTGAAGGAATAAACAAACTCACAAAAGCCGTTAGCTCTACATTAGGCGCTAGCGGTAAATGTGTACTACTAGAGGATGGTTCAGGTAACCCGTTAATCACTAAAGATGGTGTAACAGTTGCCGATAGCATAGTGCTATTAGATCCAGTAGAAAATATGGGTGCTACGCTTTTAAAAGAAGCAGCACGTAAAACGGTAAGAGAAGCTGGTGATGGTACAACTACCGCAACGGTCTTAGCTTATGCTGTACTAAAAGAAGCTCAGAGAGTTCAAGCTGATATAAGTTCTAGAGACTTAAAAAACGGTATTGAAAAAGCTACTGAAAAAGTAATAGCATACCTAGAAAAGAATAGTACTAGTGTTCAAGGTGATATGATTGATCAGATCGCCACTATATCTACTAATAATGATCCTTATTTAGGTAAAGTTATTGGTGATGCATTTAGAGCCGTAGGAGACACCGGCGTAGTTATGATGGAGCAATCAGCTGAAGCTGATACAGTTGTTGAGATAGTTGATGGAGTTCAATACGATAAAGGTATGACTAATCAACATTTCATTACTGATCACGTTAAGAAAACAGCAGAATTAAAAGATGCTGCAGTACTTCTTATTGAATCACCTGTAGAAAATGTAAGACAAATACAGTCTGTGTTAGAGTATGTTATTAAAAACGACAAACCTCTATTAATCATTGCAGACGTGGAACCAGCAGTTGCTTCTACACTTGCTATGAACAAGACTAAAGGTAATATCAAAGTAAACATTATTAATGCACCTACTTTTGGTATCAATAAAAGAGAAATACTAGACGATCTAGCTTTATTAACAGGAGCAACTGTTATTAATGAAGATCTTGGTGATGATATGGATTTAATTCAACCCGAGCTTCTAGGTAACTGTATTAGATCAGTTACAACTGAAAAAGATACTATTATACAGGTTCAGGATTCATCAGAAGAAGTATTAAAGATCATAGAGCAAATTAAAAAAGATTTATCAACTACACAAAACCCAGGAGCGGTAATACGTTTAGAAAGAAGATTAGCTAGATTATCAGCTAAGATTGCAGTGGTAAAGGTTGGTGCTAATTCTGATATAGAGTTAAAAGAAAAAACAGATAGAGTAGAAGATGCTATATGTGCTACTAAAGCTGCGATTAAAGAAGGTATTGTTCCAGGAGGTGGAATTGCGCTATTAAATGCTTCACAAAACATAGTTGCTAAGTCGACTGGGGAAGAAGTGTTACTAGAAGCTGTTAGAGCGCCTTTTAAGACAATATTAGATAACGCTGGTATATTAGAATATGAATTACCAAAGAGTAAAGGTAGAGGTCTTAATGTGGTTACAGGTAATATGGTAAATATGATTAAGCAAGGAATTATAGATCCTCTATTAGTTACCAAAAGTGCACTTCGTAACGCAGCTTCCGTAGCTACTACAATATTATCAACTGATTGTGTAATCAATAATTTAAGAATTGATGAAAGCAATAGGTAACAACGTAGTGATTGTGCCTGTTAAAATAACAGGTGACAAAACTAAAGGTGGTTTGCTTTTAGTTAAAAAAGATAGAGAAGACATAAGATACGTTAAAGCTGTTATATATTCAGTAAGCGACGAGATTAGTGCTTTGAATAAAGGTGACGAGATCTATTACGATAGACATGCTGGTCATTCTATAGAATTTGATAAAGAACAATATACTGTTATTAAGATACAGGACATTGTTGTTGTTTTGTGAGAAAGTTAAATGCAGGTGACATTAGGGACTTAAACCTATTAAAGCATTATAGAGTAGTAAGAAAATGGGCATGTAGAAATAACAATTTAAACGATGCTGATTTAGAACTACTTATATATTTTGACTGCATGGGATTTTTCACTAAACAAGATTTTAAAATCGGTACCTATGCTTACAGTTGGGACAATAGACGCTGGAACAAGTTAGTTAAAGATGGATGGGTTGTAGTTTTTAGAAATAGAAACAGAACTACTCAGAAATACAACATATACAAAGTTTCTTTAAAGTGTAGACAACTAATAGCAAGAATGTATCGTATTATGCTTGGAGATGAAGACATCCCAACTAGTTCAAGAAACAATATAATGTTAGGTAAAACTTATACAGATAAAGTTCTTATAACTGCAATTAAAAACGTAAACAACGACAAAAATAGATAATATGCAATCAAAGTCACCATTTAAAAAAGTAGATATATTCGACGGAAGAGCATCTTCTTATAGAAATCCATCTACAGTTATACAGCCAATAGTGGGTGCTATAGTAGGTAAACAAATAGCTAAAACTGCTAGCGAACTAAGTACTAAAGCTATCACCACATCTATGAATAAAGATAAGATGGCAGCTTCAGCTGCTGCGGGTGATTTAAAGCATCAACGAGCTTTGGAGCTTGCATCTGTGAAATATGGTAAAACTCAAAAAGAAACCACACCTGATATATATACCAAAGCTGAATTTGATCGCGATCAATTTATGAATACAGATTATAGTGGCGGCAAAAAAGCACCTTCAGAAGGCGTTCCTGATCTTGTTAAAAAAGGTATAGAAGGTAAAGGTACGCATGGAATTAAAGCACAAAAGGCAGACGATACAATCCTTGGTAGTGGAGGTCAACCTTTAGACCCTAGTATATACACTAGAAAACCATCAGGATTGTTTGGAGAAGGAGGTCAAGATTTATCTTTGAACACTCCAATTAAACACAATGCCGGTGCTGTAGGTTCAATTGCTGGAGCACAACCGCAAAGTCAATCTATTATGTCACTAGCTGGAAGCATGCTAGGAGGAAACTCAATGGCGGAAATAAAAGCTATAGGACAAAAGCCAACTGATTCTGCACAAGGTGGTGGTGGTGTATTTGGAGCCGCAGCTCGAGCAGCTGGTGGATTAATGGATAAGTATGGATTAAGAGGAAAAGAAGCAACTCAAGAATCATTACCTCCACCAAATCAAGTTGCTGAATCTGGATCTTACGCAGGCACCGGAGAAAGAATGCTAGAAATGGATTCAAATCCTGTTGGCAATCAATCAATAGGAAGAGACACTGACGTAGCCTCACAATTATTTGGAAGCGGTCAAAGAGCATCTATGCTAGCTATGAAGGGAACACCCTTACATATTGAAGATCAAGAAATGGACGAATTAGATAATTAAAATAAAAATATGAAATCACCATTTTACAAAAAAGGTTTTCCTGAAATAAAAAAGAAAAACCAAGGTAAATTTACTAAGTGGGCTAAATCAAATGGCTTTGATGATGCCTGCAGTGCTGCTTCTGCAGTTATGAGTGCTGGTGAAGATAAATATAGTCCTAGCGTTAGAAAAATGGCTAATTATGCTAACAACTTTGGTTGTAAAAAATAAAACTATGGATGCTAAAAAACTAAAACAAATATCAGCTGAATTAAAAAAAGCTTCTGCACTACATAAAGGACAAGCAGTTAAGATTGATAAAATGTTAAAATCAGTAAAAACAAAAAAATAAAATTATGCACAACGACAAAGCACATCAAAAAGCAGACAAAGGTTCTAGTGGAGTAGTAGGTGAATCAGCAATATGGGACGGACCGTTAGACCAAACAGGTCGTTTACATGGATCTGGATCTAGCTCTGGTATTACAGGTATGCAGGTTTTAAAAGCCCCTACAATGTATAAAGCTGGACCAATAACTCAGATCGCTAAAGGTGTATCTAAATTAGGAATGAACTAAAAAATGAATCATTTGGATTTTAAAGTATTGGGAACTAATGCTTTAGCATTGGGATTGAGTATGACACACATAGAGGTAGGTCTAAAGGTTATTTTATTACTTATAAGTATCGGGTATACAATAACTAAATGGGTAAAACTTAAAAAAAAGAAGTAATAATCATAATATGGCTTACATACAATATAACTCACCTTTAGCTAGAGTAAGAAAAACTACCAAAGGTAAAGGTAGGAACTTCAGGACAACTGAAGAGGGTGCTGGTATGACTAGCAAAGGAGTTAAAAAGTATAAAGCACAAAATCCAGGTAGTAAGTTAAAAACTGCTGTTACTGGAGATGTAAAACCAGGGAGCAAAGATGCTAAACGTCGTAAATCTTTCTGCGCTAGATCAAAAGGTTGGACCGGAGAAAGAGGTAAAGCCGCTAGAAGAAGATGGAAATGCTAAACAAACATAAACACTAAAACAATGGAAAAAGGACATTTTGGTAAATATACCGGAAACGCAAGACACTCAAGAAAAGAAGAAATGATTCATGATCGTGAATTAATCTTTGACGCTAAAAAACAATTGCATAATGCTGATAAAGATTATAAAAAAGATTCACCTTTTGAAGGTAATGCTTTTACAGGAGCTATGGCTGATTCCGGTGGAGATTACGCTCAAGCTAAAGAGGCTTTAGATTCTCCTGTAAAAAGAATGGGTGGAATGGCTGCTACTTCTAAAAAACAAAACTTAACTTCAGTAGCTACAATAGAAACGGGACCGACTTTCGAAAAATTTGCAGAAGGGCAAGCAAAAAATCAAAAACCTTACGGAATATTTAGTATTGGAGATAAACCAGCTTCTCTTAAGGGATCTTATGGCGCTTCTGAAGCTTCTACTGGTGGACTTGGACTTACTGGCGGTAGCGGTAGATCAAATCCCAGGACAAGTGCTAGAACAACATCAGCGTCAACTGAATCTAACTCAACTTCATCTTATACTACTTCAGGACAAGGGAGAAGAGAAAGAAGACTAGGTAAAGCAGAAAGAAAAGCTGATCTTAAAAAATCTCAAGATAAAGTAGTTGCTTCTCGTAGACTTGATAAAAAAGCAAGTAGAATAAAAAATAGAGCATACGTAAAAGGAGACAGAGGAGCTACAAATCAATATAAAACAACAGACTAAAAAACAAAACTATGTACAAAGAATCTAAAGGACCACCAACAAAAAACCTAAACAAAGGTTACGGACAAGAATCTTCATCTCAAGAAGACAAAGACTTACTAAAGTTTAATCCTGTAGCTTCACACGCTAGCAAAGGTTCATTTATGTCCAAGCACTCTCATTCATCTCCTTCTCCATTATCTATGTATGGTGGTAAAAAAGGTGATGACAGTAAGTCTAAAAAAGATTACGAATAAAAACAGATTAGGACTGTCTAAAACCTAGCCAATAAACAACAAACAACAAACAACAAACAACAAACAACAAACACAATGGCAAAATTCATCAAATTTAACATTACAAACACGGCCGCTGTTCAACCGACAGGCCCAATTAATTCTATTTTAGTAAACGTAGAAGACATTACTACCGTAACTGGTCTTGGCGCTGCAGCTGCAGCAAAACAAGTAGTTATTGGTTTAACAGGTAGAGCTGCTCAAGCTGCTGCGGCTGGTAACGCAGGTGGAACTACTTTAACATTATTAGCTTCTACTAGTCAATCTGCCGCTGCTGTTCCTGCTTTCGTGAACGGACAACCTAATCCTTTAGTAAACGCAGTACGCTCTGCTATGACATCGAATCCAGGTGGTGTAGCAACTACTTGTTCTTTAGGTAATGATCAAGCAGCTGCTACAGTAGCACTTCCAAATGGAGCTCAAATGTTCTGGAGATCAGCTACTTTTGCATAATGAGTAAATCACAAGGTTTCGGCGATAGCGTAGAGAAATTTACAGAAGCAACTGGAATCAAAACCTTCGTTGACAAAGTATCACAGGGATTAAATATTCCCTGTGGTTGTCAACAAAGAAAAGAAACTTTAAATAAAGTTTTTCCTTATAAACAATAATTTATGAGCTTTATAATGAAAGGTGCGCCTTACAGTACTGATAACACTCCTATTTACAATGTAGATATGGAAGATGGTGTATTAGGTAAAGCTAACAATAATGGAAGCATTACTTTAAATAACAAAATAAAAGATCCTAAACAGATAGACGACGTCATAGACCACGAGATGGTACACATAAAGCAAATGAAAGACGGTAGATTAGATTATGATGATGACAACGTATATTGGGAAGGTAAAAAATACTCAAGAGCTTCAATGAAAGAAGGTGCTGAAAATCTTCCTTGGGAACAAGAAGCGTATAATAAAACTAAAAAATAATGTGGAAAGTACTACTAGGTCTTTTAAAAGGAGGTGAAGGTAGGAAGTCTGTAGCTGGAGGTTTAGCTTGGGAAATAAGAGAAGCAATTAAAGGGAAAGAATTAGATCCTGAAAAATTAATAGAACTTCAAACCAAAATAAATCTAGCTGAAGCTTCACATAGAACTTTATTCGTTGCCGGATGGCGACCGTTTATAGGTTGGATATGTGGGTTTGCATTAGCTTACAACTTCGTTATTAGAGATCTTTTTATATGGATAACTAATACAACTGACGCTCCCCCACCATTACAAATGGAACATTTAATGACCGTACTTCTAGGTATGCTAGGATTAGGAGGTCTTAGAACATACGAAAAAATAAAAGACAAAGTAAAATAAAAAATTATGTATCAAAAAAATCAAAGTGATTTCACTACAAGTGCTATTGATCTTCTTTTAGTTTCTACGCTAAAAGCCGAAACCGTAGTGTTAGCAAACGCTGCTTTAGTTAGCACTGTAGCTAATTTACCCGCAAGTTCAACAGCTGTTGTTTATGCGGACGGTGGGACATTTACCGGTTCAGCAACTAAAAGCACACTAGGAACAACTGCAGGTGCTTTATATCAAGTAACCTCAGCTGCTGATGGTACAGTGGCGAGTATAACGGTAATAACTAAAGGACCTAATTCTGCATCAGGTAAAACAATTACATTTAGTTCAACTGCTTTAACACAGGGTTTTGGAGTTCAAAATCCAGTTATAACAGGAGCAATAACATACACTCCAGCGGCTGCTAATTTAGAATTACCAAGCACGGATTTCACTCAACATCCGGTATCTCTATATGCTGGAACCGCATGTGACGTAACTCTAACATTAGCAAGTGATTCTACTGAAGTAAAATTTGTAGGTGTAGCAGCTGGAACCTTTTTAAGTGTACTATGTTCTAGTGTTAATCTTGCAGCAGCTGGAAGTGCAACATCAGGATTACTAGCTCTTAGATAATAATAATAATAAAAACAATCAATTAAATTAAATCAAATGAAGAAAGTAGAAAGTAAAGAAGTATTAAAAATTACAAGTGAGCAATTAGAAGTAATCACAAAGCATCAAAAAGATATAAACAAATCTTTAACTAATATTGGGTTTCTAGAAACTCAAAAACATGGTCTATTACATGACTATGCTGGAATCGTAGAAGATGTTGAAAAGTATAAAAAAGAATTAGAAGATATTTACGGAGCCATCAATATAAATATAGAAGATGGAACGTATACTGAAATAGAAAAAGAAGAATAGTGGACCACATCATAAGAAAAATCAGCATTGGTTCTGATTATAAAAATGATGCTATGCACTATGCGGTTGGTCAGTCTGTATATGGAGGCCATACGATATCTCATATTCTTTTTGAAGAAGACGAGCAATCGTATAATATACATATAAAAAAGAGTGATGAGATTTTGCCTTGGAAGAAGTTTAATAAAAACATGGCAGTATCAATTGAATACGATTTAGAATATTAATGAATAGTATTCACCAATTCATAGTAAAACCTATAGGTGAAAGATATAATAACGAGTTAACTATTGGTGATAAAAAACTAATAGTTAATTCTAGTATCTCTGACCATAAGTTTGTAAATAGAGAAGCAGAAATAATAGCTACGCCTTTAGCTTATAAAACTAAGTTAAGTAAAGGTGATAGAGTTATTGTTCATCACAATCTATTTAGAAGATACTACAACGTGAAAGGTAAGTCAGTTAATAGCACTAAATTCTTTAAAGATGATATGTGCTTTGCTTCTATCGATCAAGTTTATATGAAAAAGAGCAAAAGCTCTTGGGAAACTCTAGACAACTACTGCTTTATTAAGCCTGTGGTTGATAAGGACACTTCTAACTTAAGTAAGCTTAAAAAGTGCATTGGTATAGTTAAATATAGTAATAGCACCTTAGAAGCTCTTAAAATCAGCAATGGAGATTTAGTCGGATTTAAAAAGAACAGAGAGTTTGAGTTCTTAATTGACGGTGAGGTACTTTATTGTATGCAATCAAATGATATTCTAATTAAGTATGAAAATAAAGGAAACGAAACTGAATATAATCCAAGCTGGGCAAATAGCAGTTGAAGAACTTATAAAGGTAGCAAAAGAAAAGATCGTAGACTCAGAAGATGATATCTCAGCTGATAGACTTAAAAATGCTGCCGCTACTAAAAAGTTAGCTATATTTGATGCTTTTGAAATATTAGCTAGGATAGAAGCTGAAGAAAATATTTTAAATGACAAACCATTAGAAGCAAAAGTAGAAGCTTTTAAAGGATTTGCAGAAGGTAGATCAAAATGATTTATATTCAAAATCTATATAGTGTGGTTGATGACCACATAAAACCTCATATTGTAAAAAGAAAAAACCGTTACAACCAATGGGATTACGGATACAACAAAGAGCATGATGTTGTTGTTATAAGCAAGACAGGTAAGATAGGTGAAATATACGAGATTCAAAATCTAAAAATAGCGTTACCTTTAGCTGAAAAAGTATATAAAAGATCTAAAAAAACTAATGAGCAATTCTGGGAAGTTAAAAAGCTACCTGAAGAATTAAAAAAAATACAAACAGTCTTTGACTGGAATCAATACCCGCAAGGGTTTAAAGATAAATGGTATGACTATATTAACCAAGAATTTATCAAACGTGAAGAAGGTTATTGGTACTACAACAAAGGTATTCCTACTTATATTACTGGTACTCAGTACATGTACTTGCAGTGGACTAAAATTGATGTGGGGTCAGCAGACTTTAGGGAGTCAAACAGATTATTCTATATATTCTGGGAGGCTTGCA